ATGATTGCGCCCCTCAGCAATTGTACGATCAAAATTTGCTCAAACAAGCCAAATCAACGATGAGCCAATCTCAGTTTGATAGAGAGTTTGGAGCTATATTCACGGATGATAGTGCGGGATATTTTAAGACAAGTAAAATGGCCCTTTGTACTGTGCCAGATGGAGAGCTCCCCTCTATCGAAGTGAAGGGGAGTGTTGACTCTGAATATATTTTGGCATTTGACCCGTCGTGGTCCCAAACAGAAAGCTCTGATGATTTTGCAATACAAATATTAAAACTGAACGAAGAGCAACAAAGGGCCGTCTTGGTCCACAGTTATGCTTTGGCTGGGACATCTTTAAAACACCATATGAGATATTTTTTATTTTGCTTGGAGAATTTTAATATCGTTGCTATATGTGGGGACTACAATGGAGGGGTTCAGTTTTTACAGGCATGTAATGAAAGCGAAACCTTCAAACAAAAAGAAATTAAACTAAAGCAAATAGAGGTACCTTTTGATAAGCCTGAGGACTATCAGGAAAACCTGCGCCAGTATAAACAGCAATACAACAAAGGGGACGCCAAGCATGTGATTTTGCGTAAACCCACAAGCCATTGGATTCGACAAGGTAACGAGCTATTACAAGCAAACTTTGATCACAGGCGATTGCTTTTCGCCAGCCAAGCAATTGATGACAGTTATACCACCCAAAAAAACAAAATGATCCCCATAGACGAATTGAAATTTTTAAACTCAAAAGACGCAAATAAGCAAAACAAGGGAGCCAAAATGATAGACTTTATAGAGCACCAAGCAGATATGATTAATTTAACGAAAAACGAATGTGCCCTCATACAAATTACAACCACCGCACAAGGCACCCAAACGTTTGATCTGCCGTCTAACTTGCGGCGCCAAACTGGCCCTGATAAAGCCAGAAAGGATTCTTACTCTGCTTTGGTATTAGCTAATTGGATGACAAAAATCTATTTTGACTCGAAAAAACAACCCAAATCAGATATAATAGAAACATTCGAACCAATGTTTATAAACTAACTTTCGACTTTTGAAAGTCACTTTTAATTAAATCAGTGTAAAATGTACCATGGCTAGAAGAAAATATACCAAACGATCCGATTATTGGAAAAAGTTTGAGAAAAACTTTCAATACCCTAATAGTCCCTACGAAAGCCTTGCTGCCACAGATGGGGACTTTGAACCCAAGTTGGTAGGCGATTCTTTTTATGACTACACCGCAGAGGCCAGCGATTATAATCGAAACTCGACCTACGATTCCACCAACAGACGAAGAAACGCTATAGCTGTTAATCCTAAATTGTACGGATATAACAACATTAGAGCGGGGATGCTTCCGTACCAGTATGCGTTAGATGGAGTTAACGTAAGAGAGGCTATCGAGCTATGCCAAAAGGCTTATTGTAATGTAGCTATCTTTCGCAATTCTATTGATATGATGGCTGACTTTGCAAATTCACCTCTTTACCTTGAAGGGGGGAGCGAAAAATCTAGGCGCTTTATTAATTCATGGTTTAAAAAGATAGGAATATGGGGGCTAAAAGACCAATTTTTTAGGGAGTACTATAGAAGCGGAAATATTTTTCTTTTTACCGTAGAGGGGAAGTTTAAAGCTGATGAGTTTGCAAAAATTAGAAATTTAGGCTTGGTAGCCCAAACAAATAAAATTCCTATTAGGTATATTTTGCTTAATCCTTTTGATGTAGTTGCCCAGCGAACAACTTCCTTTGACGTTCGTTTTTTCTCTAAGCTGCTTAGCGAGTATGAGATTGAGAGACTAAAAAATCCAAAGAATGAAGCTGATCGAGAGCTGTATAACGCTTTGCCGGACAATGTTAAGAAGCGAATTCGGGAAAACGCATGGAACCTCTCCGGATTGACCGTTAGGTTGGATCCGGCGAAGTTAAGATATGCTTTTTACAAGAAGCAGGACTATGAGCCGTTTGGTATTCCTTTTGGGTTTGCCGTTCTTGATGACATCAACTTCAAGATGGAGATGAAAAAAATTGATCAAGCGATTTGCCGTACCGTCGAGAATGTGGTTTTGATGATCACGATGGGGGCTACCCCAGATAAGGGGGGGGTTAACCCTCGAAATATGCATGCCATGCAAGCGCTGTTTACCAACCAGAGTGTGGGGCGTGTGCTGGTGAGCGATTACACTACGAAAGCCGAGTTTATTATTCCAGATCTGGAAAAGGTTATTGGACCGGGGAAGTATGATGTTGTAAATAAAGATATTAAAGAGGGGCTGCAAAACGTTATTCTTGGAGAGGAAAAGTTTGCAAATGCAACCATTAAGGCCCAACTTTTCTTACAGCGTTTACGAGAATCGCGCGAGGCTTTTTTAAATGAATTTTTACAACCCGAGATTAAGCAGATTTGCAAGAACCTTGGGTTTAGAGATACCCCGACCGCTCAGTTCGAAGATATTGATATGAAAGACGAGAACCAAGTCCAACGTGTCATCACGCGCATGATGGAGTTAGGTATTCTGCCCCCAGAGGAAGGCATGAAGGTAATCGATACAGGAGTTTTCCCATCAGAGCAAGAACTAGAAACTGCCCAAGAAAAATTCCTCGAGGACAGAAAAAGAGGGTGGTATAATCCGTTGGTTGGAGGGGTTCCAGTTTTTGAGGGGCCCGGGGAAATGAAGATAGAGGAAATTAAGCATCCGAGCAGCATGAAAATGTTGGAGGAGCAAAAAAACAAAACTCCTAAATCTGCGGGTCGTCCATTGGGCTCTAAAACAGGCACGAAGAAAACTTATGCCGTAAATGCCATTAAGGAGATCATCGATGCCACCAATAAATTACATGCAGACATCACAGTGGAGGCCAAAACGATTTTCAAGAAAAAGCGCTTAAATAAAGACCAAAAAAACGTTTTGGAAAAAGTCTGTGAGTTGGTGGTCTCCGCGTGTGCTCAGGCGGATTGGAAGAAAACCGCCACAAATTGCCTAAAAGACAATCAAAAACTTTTACAACTGAAGACTTTAGGGGAAGTGGTAGATATTAGCGTGGAGCACTCGTTGGACGAATATGCTTCAGCCATTTTGTACCACAGTACTAAAAATTCACCAAAAGATTAAAAAAGTGTAACATACAGGGATGAGTAAACCATATAAATTTACAACACAATTTGATTTTGAAGTTTTTGCCACAGATGATTTAGAAAAAGATTTAAATATCAGCGTAGCTTCTTTGGATAATTTAAAACCCTTGATTCCTCAAGGTATAGATTTAGACCGTAATATTGATCTGGTGGGAGCTGCTTTTAATGCGGCCATAGTTAATCGATTTAACAGGAATGGTGATGGGATTGATTCTGCCACCGCCAAAGATCTTATTGGTTACTTTGTTCATAAGCCCACAAATATAGAACATAAAAAACAGAAGGTGGTGGGTCACATCGTAAATGCTGCGTTTACGGATATGGAAAACGACAAAATCTTGAATACCGCAAAATTGGAACAAAGGGTCGATCCCTTCTATATTTCGCTGGCAGCTGTGATTTACAAGACAGTAAACCCTGAATTTGTGGAGTTTTTGCTCAAAGCTAGTGACCCAAAGGATGTAGACTACAACAGGGTTTCGGCTAGTTGGGAGCTTGGTTTTAATGATTATAGTATTGCAGTAGGTTCTCAGAACCTTAGCGAAGCTGAGATTATTACAGATCCTGCTAAAATTAAAGAATTGGAAAAATACTTGCGGGCTTTTGATGGAAAGGGCACCCTAGATGACGGTACTCCTGTGTACAGGTTGGTGGCGGGAGAGGTTTTCCCTTTGGGAATTGGTTTCACGACCAAGCCTGCTGCTGATGTGAAAGGCATTGCGATAAAAGAGGGCGACGACTCCCAAATTGAGGAAGAAAGGGCTTCAGATGAAGGGGTATCTTCAGGGGTACGGTTCGAAAAAATTAAAAATAATATTTTAAAAATTTCCCAAAACGAAGAATTTAATGTAAAAAATCATAACAGTTCTAAAATTATGGACACAAAAGAATTAACAATAGAGTTTGAAAAGATGCTCGATTCTAAGTTAGGCAAAAAGTCTGAGTTTTCGCATGAATCTGTAGCCAACATGGCAACCGTTATTATGGATAGAATCCGTGAAAAGGATGCTGAGTGGAAGTTACAGAGAGAAGCTGCTAAGAATGAAAAAGCAGATGCGCTTACCCAAGCCGAAAACGCCAAAGCTAATATCGAGGATTTTAAGAAGCAACTCGAAGAAGCTCAAGAGAAAATATCTTCTCTTGAGAGTTCTATCACCGCTGCGAAAGCAGAGGATCTGTTCAATAGCAGAATGGAAAATATCGACTCCCAGTACGACTTGGATGACAGCGATCGCGCTGTTCTTGCCAAGGACGTAGCTGGGCTCGAGTCTTCTGAGGCTGCTTTTGAAAGTTATCAGCAAAAACTTGGGGTTATCCTTAAGCATAAGGGCAAAGCCTACAAGGAGGAGCAGGAAGCTGCCTTTAATGCAAAGGTAGAGGAAGAGCTCCAGAAGCGTTTATCCAACCTTAATGAAGCGAAAGCTACCGTTGAGGGGGGAGAGGCAACAGTTGAGAGTTTGGTCGAGAACGTTGAAGTTCCGGCGGACTCTGCAATTCTTAACAATAACGAAGCTTCTTCGAACGAAGAGTCCATTAGGGACAAATTCATGAAGGCTTTTAACTCTGACACAGTTTCAGTAACATATTAAAATATTATGGCATTAAGACTATATCCATTCAGGCAATACAGTGATCACGATGTGGTCAATCTGTTTGCAAATCAGATTGTCGACGACAATCCGTCAACCAATGGGGACGGTAGTGCTGGTGTGCTCGTGAAGGTGCTGAGCGGTAACTTAAAGAAAGACGTGGTTGATTTCGCAGCTTCTTCTAGTTATCTTGGTAAAACGGATTATCCCTTTTTGGGAGCCGATAAATACCCTCAAGTACCTCTACGGGTTATCGCCGCCACAACCGGGGCTCCCGTATTAGGCGTTACCCTTAATCAGACCATCAAGAATGATGAGAACGGCGAAAAGCTGATCTACAATCCGATTAAGAGGGACGAGTTACAAGCGGTTCTGAGCGGCCAAGCCGTTCCGGTCGCCACAAGAGGTTTGTTTACCTTTTCAGCAGATGCGTATACAGAAGGCGCTACATTTATCCCGGGCAACGTTGCAGCTATTAGCTCAACTGCAGGTACCATGGATGGTGTTAGCACGGATCTGGTGAACTTGCATCGCGTAATCGGGCATATTCTTGCCACAGGTAATCGGACATCTCAAATGGGACAAGTAGATGAATTCGCTGGTACAGGTACTCAACAGTACGCTATGATCTACATTGATGCTTCTGCGTCATGGTCTTCAGCAGATAATGGCTAATAGCAACGCAAAGGAATTAACATAATGAAAATTACATTAAAAAGAACGCCTGAGCAACTCGAACTTATTAAGGCTATGGCCTCTAAGAATCGGGATACTGCTTATGCCGCGCAAGTCGCATTAGCGGAGTTTATTGGTCCAGTTGTTTCGGAAGTCATTAATCAGGCTCCGTCAATTAGCAATCTGTTTACGCCGCTTCAATATAACGCAGATGACAACCCATCTCTTCCCTTGGATTTGTATTACAACATTTTCGACGAAGATTATATTAGGGTTTACAGTCAATCTGTCGCTGGTGGTCTCCCCACCAACACCGTTCAGCCTACAGCTTCTGAGCTGAAATTCACAACCTACACCTTGGATAGTGCGGTTGCTTTCGATAGAAAGTATGCCTCTCGTTCACGGCTAGATGTGATTGGCAAAACGTTTACACGGGTCGCTCAAGAGATACTCTTGAAACAGGAAAGAACTTCTTCTAACCTGTTGATGACAGCTCTTGCGGAGGCAAGCGCCGGTAAAGCTACATTCAGTGCTAAAAACCGCAACGTTTTTAGGACTCGTGCTGCAGGCGTACTCCAGATGGATGACTTCAACAAGCTTATCACTAAAGCCAAGCGAGTTAACGCTTCTTGGGTTGGTGGTACTCCTGCTGGAGCCCGTCACGGAATCACGGATCTTCTGGTATCACCGGAAGTGGTAGAACAAATTCGTTCTATTGCTTATCAGCCGATGAACACTAGAATCGGGGCGCAAGGGGATGCAGGTACAGAGGTTGGATCGTCAACCGCGGTGCCAGCTACTGATGCTGTGCGCAACGAAGTGTGGAAATCTAGTGGTATTACTGAGTTCTTCGGTATCAATATCTTGGAAATTCTTGAGCTCGGTGTAGACAAGAGATATAACGATGTGTTTGATACGGTGGCTGGTACTACTGATTACCTAGATTTTGGCGTGACTGACACCTCTGGCCCGTTTTTGGGAGCAACAGAGGAAATTATTGTTGGTTTGGATCGTAGCCGCGATGCGCTTGTGCGTGCGGTGGCCGTCGATTCTGAGACTGGTTCGGAGTTTAACTTGGTGGCGGACGATCAGTTCTCTATCAGGCAGCAACGTATTGGTTATTATGGTGCCCTCGAAGAGGGTCGCATGGTTCTTGATAACCGCGCTTTGGTGGGTTTGATTATGTAATCAGACCTTTTTCTAGAGCGCTTCAACTCCACCCTGCTTGGGGGTGGAGTTTTTTTTTGAAAAAATCCTGTGTATACTATTATTGTATATGGCAGCGCAAAGAAAAAGCACCAAAAAGAAGGTAGCCAAGAAAACGGCACCTAGGAAAAAGGCCACAGCGTCTACTGGGAAAAAACGGCTAGAACTTAACGAATTACGTTATTCTAGCGGTAAACTGGACGACGAGACAGTGGCGCGAATCGAGGAAATTGAGGATATTTTAAAAATCCATGAGGTCAATCATTTCGGAACCAACGATAACAACATTTTTGAAAAAAGGCTAAAGGACATGACCTTGGCGGACCTTCAAAACTTATGTAGCAAGGTTCGATTATTTGCCAGCGGTAACACGCGAGAATTGAGAGTAAAGCTCAGAAAAGAGTTTACCAGAGTTACTAAAGGCAACAGAACCGTGTCGTTGCGTCAAGAAGCCTCTGTTTGCGACCCCAAGCACCCCAACCACGAAAAGGCCAAAAAGATTCTAACTGAGGGCTTTTAAGTGTAAATTAGGTTACTATGGCTTGGGACTCTGACAGAAAGCAAACTCCTTATTTTGTTAGTACAATTGCAACGGGTATCTATCGCGATGAATTTGATAGCGATTCTACGTATCAACCTATATCTTCTATTTCAGGGTGGCTGGAAAACAACGTTGGTCTTTTAAATACTGAGATATATTCTGCTTTTTCAGGGTCTGGGATGGCGGATGGCGATACGGCACTAGTAAAAACTGGAGTTTTTAAGTTCGAAGAAGCAGATATATTTAAGCAAATTTACTTAACTGAGTATTATAAAAAGAAAACAAGAGCTATTTTAAAAAATATCGATAGTTCGGTAGATTTTATTACTCTGCGGGACGGTGATGCTACTATTACTCGTACAAATAAAAACGAGATAGCCAAAACTTACAGAGGGCTCGCTACTGACGCTCAGGAGCGCCTAGAGAAGCTTATTGCTAAATATAATATATATGGTGCCGCCCCAGTTCAAGTAGCCGGTACAGACGCACCTGACGGCACTGGTGAGGTCAATTACGTTTTATATAACGCTTTTTAATTGTTGGGTCATCCTTTAAACTTAGGGATAAAAAAGCTGCCAAGTAAACTTGGCAGCTTTTGATTTATACTGTGTTTCTATATTATCCTAACCACAAAGGTTCACCTTTATAGGTGGTCGCGTTATCCTTCATGGCGCCCATGGGCCAATAAGGTAGTGTTCGGAAACGGGGATAAGACCCTTCCATAAACAAACCATTGTTTTGGTCGTTTGCTCCACCAATTTGGGTGGTGAAAGTCATGTCCACAGATTCATTATCACCAATGGAATTCGTAAACGTTTCGCTCTCTAGGCGTGCATTTTTGACTATGTATTTCAGTTTGACGTCTCCAGCGGTGGTACAAGAGGAGTCCCTCATGGTCAGAGTGAAGTCGTGGGTGGTCTTGTTGCAAAGTTCCGCAAAGAGGTTCTTTGACTGAATATCAGCCACAACAGCTGAAATCGTACAACTAATATCGATCGGGAAATCAACCACTCGAGCATAGCCGAAAGTACTTCCTAAGCGCTGTAACACTGTACGACTCAAAGGAACGCTAATGGTAAAGCTCTGTATATGACAGGCTCCTTGACCGTCCATATCGGCTATACCATAATAGTCGCCTGAATTAGTCATGCTCAATGTCAAATCGCCCGGACGCAATGCCGATACAGTAGAGCTACCTGTAGTATTAAAGGAGGTGCCATGAGTGTCTTGATATGTTGCTGTACCGGTGTTTCCGACACCTGTTTGAAACACATAGCGACAGAGTCCGCTGTTACCCTCGAGCGTAACACCCGGGACACCTTCATCTAAGAAGTTGTTGTTACCGTCCAAAGGTGCTCCAGAAAGATGGTCATCAACCTTAATATTAAAGGCTTCCACCGTTACGGAGGCAGTTGGAACAGCTCCTACTGCAGCCTCAACCGTGTAGTCACTAATGAAACCATTACCAATGGCAATCACATCGTTCTTGACAAATGAGCCTGCTGGGGAACCTGTAGCGGCTAAATCTTTCCTACCCTGTACATCTGTACCGTCAGGCACAACAGTAATAAAAAAGTTGTTTCCTTGAGGGTCATTCAAGACGCCTGAAAGAGCAGAGTAACCGGATATACATCCGTCTCCTGTCCAAAAAGCAGTGGCACTACGGTCGTTACCGTTGCCCAAATATCGAAGGTCTTGGGCAGATGTTGGGACATTAAAGCCCATTTTTCTTTCGTTTCCTCCGTCTGTTAAGTAGTAATTAAAGTCTAGCCCAACAGTAGGGGATTCC